GAATTTAACTTTGTTGGCTTAAAGAACAACGTGGCCAACGTTAAATCTTATGAAGGTGTGGATGTATGTTGGGTGGAAGAAGCTCAGACGGTTTCCAAGCGTTCATGGGATACATTGATTCCAACTATCCGAAAAGAAGAATCCGAAATATGGGTTTCGTTCAATCCGGAACTAGAAACGGATGAAACCTACCAAAGATTCGTGATCCACACGCCGGAAAACGCGGTTATCCAAAAGATCAATTGGAACGATAACCCTTGGTTCCCCGAAGTATTGCGGATGGAAAAAGACACGCTAAAGATGCGTGATTTGGAAGCCTATAACATGGTTTGGGAAGGAATATGCCGCCAAACCGTTGATGGTGCCGTATTTGCCAAGGAAATCCAATTGGCCGATCTTCAAGAAAGGATTGGAAAAGTTCCTTATGATCCTATTAAGCCGGTTCACGTTGTTTTTGACTTAGGTTGGGCGGATGCAACGGCATTGTGGTTTGTTCAGTTTGTGGGCATGGAAACACGCCTAATCCGCTATTTTGAAACATCCCAAGAAACCATAAGCGCCATATTGGCCAAGATGCAAACCTTTGGATATGTGTTTGATACGCTATGGCTTCCCCATGATGCCGAAAACAAGACATTGGCGGCGGCGGGGCGATCGATTGAAGAAATTGTGCGTTCGGCCGGTTATAAAACTAGGATTATCCCGCGCACACCGATTGCCGATAGCATCAACGCCGCACGAACTATTTTCGCTAATTGTTGGTTTGATAGAATAAATTGTGCCGATGGGCTACAATGTTTACGTCACTATCGCTATGAAGTTGATCCCGATACTAAGCAATTTAGCCGAACACCGTTACACGATCAATATTCGCATGGTGCCGATGCCTTTAGGATGCTTGGGTTAATGATCCAAGAACCTAAAAAGATGGTTGTTAAAAAACCGGTTTACGAACCTAGCAATTGGATGGGGTAATTTATGGCCGATAACCAAACGGAATTCGATCCACGGATTGATGAAGCCAAAAAGTTCTTAAAGTTGGCCAATGATGCCGATACTAACAACCGTTCGGAAGCGTTGGAAGACTTAAAGTTTGCGGCGGGGGATCAATGGCCCGTTGAAATACAAAATAGCCGTTCTTTGGAAGCCCGCCCTTGCCTAACCATCAACAAGATTGATGCTTATGTTCGCCAAGTAACCAACCAACAAAGGCAACAACGCCCCCGCATCAAAGTTCACGGCATGAACAACCAATCGGATGCCAAGGTTGCGGAAATCCTAACCGGCATTTGCCGCCATATTGAAGTTCAATCCGATGCCGATCACGCCTATGACAACGCATTCAATTATGCCGTTCGCATGGGATTTGGCTATTGGCGCATTGAAACGGATTATGTGCGTGAAGATTCGTTCGATCAAGAAATCTACATCAAGCCTATCCACAACCCATTCACGGTTTATTTTGATCCAAATAGCATATTGCCGGATGGTTCCGATGCCGAAAAGTGCCTAATCACCCAAGTGGTTAGCAAGGAAGTATTCCGCAAAATGTATCCAGGGGCCGATGATGGCGCGGGATTCACACAACGCGGAACGGGTGATTCCAACGCCGAATGGGTAATGCGTGAAGACATTAGGATTGCCGAATATTGGTATACCGAACGCAAGGCGGATAAGCTATGCTTGTTAAGCAACGGTGAAAAGCACTTCCGCACCGATTTGCCCGATCAAGAAGAAATGATTGCCCGTGGCCTTTATGTGATCGATGAACGCCCATCTTTCAAGCGCGAAGTTAAGCAAATCATTTGCACCGGCATGGAAGTGTTGGAAGAAGGCAAATGGGCATCTAAATACATCCCAATCATCCCCGTTTATGGCGAAGAATTCATTGTTGAAAACAAGCGTAAGAAGTATGGCTTGGTTCGCATGGCCAAAGACCCACAACGGATGTATAACTTTTGGAAAACCGCATTAACCGAAAGCATTGCGTTGGCACCAAAAGCCAAGTGGTTGATTGCGGAAGGCCAAGACGAAGGCCACGAAAACGAATGGGCGCAAGCTAACATCAAATCAATGCCCGTGCTTAGATATAAGCAAAAAGACATTGAAGGCGTTCCCGCACCTACACCAACACGCATCCAACCCGAAGCGCCCCCCGCCGGTATCATGGCCGCCGCGGATGGTATTAATAGCGATATGCAAGCCGTTTTGGGTATCTTTGATCCCAATCAAATGCCAACCGGCAACATTAGCGGTAAGGCATTGAACGGCCAACAACAACAAATTGATTTATCTAACTATCACTATTACGATAACTTAACACGTTCTATTAAGCACACCGCCCGTGTTATCTTGGATTTGATCCCCAAAATCTACGATAACGCCCGTGTTATGCGCATCATTGGTGATGATGGAAAGCCCGATTTGGTTGAAATCAATAAGAAAGCGCAAGATGAACAAGGCGTTGAAAAGATTCTTAACGATGTAACCGTTGGCGAATACGATGTGGTGATGGATACCGGCCCAGGATACAATTCCAAGCGCATCGAAGCCGTTGAAACCATGATGCCATTGTTGGGTGCCGATCCCGCATTGATGAATATTGCCGGTGATTTGATTTTTAGGAATATGGATTTTCCAGGTGCCGATGTGATTGCCGATCGTTTGGCGGCCGCTAACCCATTGGCGCAAATCGATGATAAATCACCCGTTCCGCCACAAGTTCAGATGCAATTGGCACAATCTAAACAAACCATCCAACAACTACAACAACAATTACAAGCCATGCAATTGATGTTGAAGAACCGTTCGGATGTTGAACAATTGAAACAAGATGCGGAAACCAAGCGCACCTTGATTAAAGAAACCAATCGTGCCCACGATATTGAATTGCGCGATCAAGAAAAACACCGCGATATGTTGTTGCGCACACATACGCAAGCGCAAGACACCGTGGTTAAAACACAAACCCAATTGGAAATCGAACGTTATAAAGCACAAGTGGCCATTATTTTGGCCGAAATGGATAAACGCGCGGCACATGAAGCAAGTGCCGAAACAACTGAAAGGGCCATCTAATGCCAACCGTAACAAGCCATAACAAATCGGATTTTGATCGTGAAACAATGGAAAAACGCGGTCAATTAAAAGAAAAACGAAAGCCTAGCCCATCTAATGATTTTTACAGTAAATATAAAGAAAAACTTAATCCACATAAAGATTATTTTGAATTTGTAAAGGTGAATGAACCCCATATTAAAGAACACGCAAGTGGGATTGCAAATCAAATTAAAACTTTTACTGGATTAAACGAAAAACAAAAAAATAAAAAATATAACGAAAGAATGGGTGACATGAGAAACCATGTAACTGAAGCGTGGGATTACACAAAACCTAATGATTGACAAAGTAATAAATTCGTGTAGTATTTACACAAACCTTACCCGTAAGGTATACGGGGTTAATTCTTAGGGTAACCTATGTCTGAAAAAGAAGCGGGCCAAGTGCTCACTAGCGAAAATGCGGCGGAATTTTATGCAAATCGTTTAGGTTTAGCTAACCAAACGGATGATGTGGCGGTTGAGACAACTCCCGAGCCATCATTCGAAGTGGTTGAGAATGAACCCGAAGCGCATGAAGAAGCCAACCCCACAGAAGAAAAGAAGGCGAATCCGAAGTTAGAACGAAGATTTTCCGAATTGACTAAACAACGGAAACTAGCCGAGCAAAATCTGGAAGCAGAACGCCAAGCTAGGGCAACGTTGGAAGCGAGGTTGAAGGCGTTAGAGCAACAGGCGGCACCACAAAAGCCGAGCGTTGATAATGAACCACAACCAGGGCAGTTCCAAGATGCGTTTGAATATGCAAAGGCATTAGCGGAATTTTCTACGGAAAAGGCATTGCGTGAAAGGGATCAACAAGAAGCCACACGGAAAGCCAACGAAGAACGTCAAAAGGTTATCCAATCTTGGACGGAAAAGTTGGACAAAGTGAAGGCGGAATTGCCCGATTACGATGATATGGTTTCAACGGCTAATGTTGTTGTTTCCGATGAAATCCGTGATTCCATATTGGAATCCGATGTAGGCCCAAGAATCCTATATCACCTAGCGGAAGATTTGGAATATGCGCAAAAGTTGGCGGCCATGCCTACCCGCAAAGCGTTGGTTGAATTGGGAAAGTTGGAAAAGCTATACGAAAAGGCCGAACCGGCTAAGGAAACTGTGGTTAAGACAAGTAAAGCACCCGCACCGGTGCGTGGATTGAAGCCAAGTGGTGGTGTTGCGGATATTCCCATTAATTCTAGTGGTGAATTTCACGGCACATACCAAGCGTGGAAAGAAGCGCGTAAAGCGGGAAAAATTCGATAGTTTTTTAATTCAAAGGAAATCAAATGAGTAATAATCTCTTAACGATATCCAAAATCACCAACGAAGCTCTGATGGTTTTGGAAAATGAACTTACGTTCACAAGCGAAGTTGACCGCAACTATGATGACCAGTTCGCAGTAGTTGGCGCGAAGATCGGCAATACCGTCAATGTGAGGAGACCTGGTCGCTTTATCGGTACCACGGGTCCCGCATTGAATGTTGAAGACTTCAACGAGACAAGCGTGCCAGTAACATTGGCAACGCAATTCCACGTTGATACCCAGTTCACGACCCAAGACTTGGCTTTGAGCCTCGACATGTTTTCGGACCGTGTTTTGAAACCCGCTGTGGCCGCCATTGCCAATAAGATAGACCGTGATGGATTGGTTATGGCCAAGAACAACACGGCTAATATTGTTGGTGTTGCCGGAACGCCCCCAACCGGTTTGATTACATATTTGACCGCTGCCGCATACTTGGACGCTGAAGGCGCACCCCGTGATGGCCGCCGTTCATGTATTGTTGAACCTTTCACATCCGCAACGATTGTTGATTCACTAAAAGGCTTGTTTGTTCCACAAGAAGCCATTGGCGAACAATATCGCAAGGGCCTGATGGGCAGGGATTCCGCTGGAATGAACTGGAAAATGGACCAGAACGTGGTTAGCCAAACCTTTGGCAATAGCCCTACGGCCGTTTTATCGTGCAATACAAGCACCGCAACCGGATTTTTAACATCTGGATGGGCACAAACATCAACAATCGCACTGAGCGCCACTACGGCCGCCGGTAATTTGAACGTTGGTGATGTGATCCAAATCGCGGGCGTGTATGCCGTTAACCCACAAAACCGCCAAGCCTATGGTTCCAACAAGTTGAGAAACTTTGTTGTTACACAAGCCGCCACGGTTGCAACATCCGGCACAACTAGCGTAACAGTTAGCCCTGCCGTGATTACAAGCGGTCAATTCCAAAACGTTAGCGTTACTAACGCCGGTGCATCCGCCGTTACACCGTTCAACAATAGCGGAACCGTTTCACCCCAAAACATCATCATGCACCGTAACGCATTCTGCTTGGCAGTAGCCGATCTCGAATTGCCTGAAGGTGTACATTTTGCGGGCCGTGCTTCCGATAAAGAAATCGGACTTTCAATGCGTGTTGTACGTCAGTACACCATCAACAACGATTCAATTCCAACTCGTTTGGATGTGTTGTACGGATGGGCACCTTTGTATCCCGAATTGGCTTGCCGCGTTGCCGCCTAAACTAAATTAAGGAGTAATTAACATGAGTAATCCAGGACCCGCAACCACAGTAAGCAATCACCCACAAAACTTGGCCACAAACCAAGCGTTGCGTTTGATTGCTTCCGCACAATCCGTAAACTTGGCCCTAGCGGGTGATACCGCTATGGTTGTGTTGGATGTGTCTAAATTTGTGCCCACAAGCGTTGTAATCACAAACGGCCTAAACTCTAGCGGTGCAACAACCACTATTGCAACGGCAACCGTTGGTGTTTACACCGGAACGGGCCAAACCGGTTCAACCGTATTGACTACCGCCGCTTTAACAAGCAACACCGGTGGCCCTTATGTGACCATTTCAACCGCAACAAATCCTAACACCGCTATTTCTAGCCCAACTAACATTTATGTGAACGTTGGAACTACGATTGCCGCGACTTGTGACGTATTTGTCTACGGTTACGACCTTACATTTTTACCCTAATTTGTGAGTAAATAAGGGGAAAGCCATCCACAAAACGGGTGGCTTTTTTTATTTTTCAAGATACAATCAACGCAAAGGAGTTTTTATGTCATTACAAACTACGATCCTTAGAGGTAATATCCTCAATTCTTTCCTTGTTTACCCTACTTTGACACCCGCAGCGGTTTCCGGTTCACAAGCAACACAAACATTTACGATTCCTGGCCTTGTGGTTAATGATTTCGTAAATATTTCATTGCAAGGTGCGCAAACAACCGGTGTTGGCATTGCAAACGTTTGGGTTTCTGCCGCTAACACATTGTCAATTCAGTTTACAAATAGCACGGGTTCATCCGCAACGCCCGCATCCGGTGTTTACACATTGGGTGTTGATCGTTTGGAAGGCACCGTTCTACCAACTAATGCCGCATAATCATGGCCGGATCAACCGTTCAACGCAATAGTGGTCAAACCGTTGCTTTATCCGTTACAAGCACCGCGCATTCAAGCACGTTGATTGCCGGATACACGAATGACCAAATCAACTACGCATCCTTTTTGAACACCGGTGCGGCACCTATGGCGATTAAGTTTTCTAACGCATCGCCTTGCCCCGCACCAACGTTCCCAACGGATGGGACAAATGGTGATTATGTTTTACCAGCCGGTATGACCTCACCATTGATTCTTGCTACGCCCGCCGCGCCGTTTTACATGACGGCGATAAGCAATAGTGGCACCGCCGGTTTACTTTATGTAACACCGGTTGGCGATCAAAGCTAAAGGAAAGTTATGGCTGGCCCTGCAAAAACCATTGACCAAAATATATTACCCGTTCAAGCATATTTTGATGTTTACGGTAATTTTCAAACGTTCATTGGGCAGGGCCAGGCATTCACCGTTCCGATCAATCCGATCCTAAGCGGATTAACGATCACCAATAGCACCTTAGATTCTTCACCGATTGGTGCTACAACGCCATCAACCGGCGTTTTTACCAATATCACCACTACAACCGGAACAATTACAACAACACCGGCGAATAGCACCGATATTGCAAACAAATATTATGTTGACACGGTTGCACAAGGGCTAGGCCCCAAAGCGGCGTGCCAAGTGGCAACAACCGCAAACATCACGTTAAGCGGATTGCAAACAATTGATGGCTACACAACATTAGCCGGTGATCGTGTTTTGGTTAAAAATCAAACCACATCATCACAAAACGGAATTTACATAGCATCGGCAAGCGCATGGGCACGTTCTAGTGACATGAACGTTTGGTCTGAATTTTCCGGTGCTTACACGGTTCTTTTGAATGGTGGCCAAGCTAACACCGGATGGGTTTGCACGGCATCATCTAGCGGAACGTTAGGAACAACGGCCGTTCCTTGGGTTCAATTTAGTGGAAATGGAACCTATTACAACGGAACCGGCCTAAGTTTAACCGGCAACACATTTAGCATCACAAACACCGGTGTAACGGCCGCAACCTATGGTTCGGCAAGCCAATCTGTTACTTTGGCGGTGAATGCGCAAGGCCAAATCACTAGCGCAAGCCAACAAAACATTGCGATTGCCGCAAGCCAAATCACAAGTGGAACCATTTCAACTAGCCTAATTAGTGGTTCATACACCGGAATTACCGGCGTTGGAACAATTACGGTTGGAACATGGAACGGAACCACTATTGCCCCCGCGAATGGCGGAACCGGTGCAACAACGCTAACCGGATATGTTAAAGGCAACGGAACAAGTGCTTTTACGGCCACAACCACTATCCCGAACACGGATATTACCGGTTTGGGCACAATGTCAACGCAAAATGCCAATTCCGTTTCAATCACGGGTGGATCGGCAACGCTTTCAACATTGGTTACAAGTGGCTTAACCGGCTATCTTTATGGCAACGGATCAAGTGCGGTTAGCGCATCAACCACAATTCCAACATCGGCGTTAAGTGGTAATTTTGTAAGCACATTTAGTGCGGGAACCACGGGATTTACGCCATCAACCGGCACAACGGGGGCGGTTACGCTTGCCGGAACATTGAATGTTGCCAGTGGTGGAACCGGTGTAATCGCATCAAGTGGTGCTAATTCGGTTGTTTTGCGTGATGGAAACGGCAACATCACTACTAATTGCTTGTTTGAGGGCTACACAAGCCAAGCTGCTAGCACATTGATTACGTTGACAGCTTCTTCTGTTCAGAATTGGGCCATTACAGGCTCTGGCGGTCAGACGATTAAACTGCCTGATGCAACTACGCTGCCCAATGGCGCTACGTTTACGTTTAACAATAACCAATCTAGCGGCACGATTGTTATTCAAAACAATTCGTCCACTACGGTTATCACGGTTCAATCAGGCTCTTACATTACAGTTGTTTTGTTGAGCAACTCAACAGCAGCAGGGTCGTGGGATTACCATAATTCGACGCCTAGCAACGCAAGCTGGTCGACTAACACGTTGAATTGGGCTGGTTCTTATACAAACGGCACATGGAACGGTAACGTTGTTGGCCTTGGTTATGGCGGCACAAACGCTAATTTAACCGCCGTTGCCGGTGGTGCGGTTTATTCTAGTGGAAGCGCATTAGGGATAACATCCGCCGGAACAAGTGGTCAAGTTCTAACTTCTAATGGATCATCGGCCCCAACATGGCAAAGCGTTAGTGGATCGATTTCAATTAGTGATGATACAACCACAAATGCAACCCGTTATTTAACGTTTACAAGTGCCACAAGTGGATCGGTTTCAACCGAATACACAAGTTCAACAAAGCTACAATTTAACCCTAGCACGGGAATTATTACGGCAACGCAATTTAGTGGATCGGGTGCCGGTTTAACATCAATTCCCAATAGTGCTTTAACCAATTCAAGCGTAACCGTTGGATCAACCGCCATTAGTTTGGGCGGAACGGCCACAACGATTGCCGGATTAACATCGGTTACATCAACCACTTTTGTGGGTGCGTTAACCGGCAACGCAAGCACGGCAACAACGGCCACAACCGCAACCAACGCAACCAACATTGCCATCACCGATAACACAAGCACCAACGCAACGTATTATCCGGTTTTCGTAAGCAATTCAAGCGGAAATAATGCCGCAACAACATCATCAACTAAGCTAAAATATAATCCATCAACCGGTGCGTTATATGTAAGCGCTATTTATATAGCACCATAAGGGGAAAACATGGGCCAATTAGTCTTTTCGGCAACATCGGGCGGTCAAATTGCCCTAAGTGGAACAAACACCGCATCATCACTAACCATCACCGTTCCCGCCGTTACCGGAACAATGGTTACAACCGGTGATACAGGAACGGTTACCGTTACCATGTTATCCGCAACCGGAACACCATCAAGTTCAACATATTTGCGTGGTGATGGAACATGGTCAAGCATTTCAGCACAAACATATCCAAGTGCCGGAATAGCTAATAGCACCGGAAGCGCTTGGGGAACATCTTATTCGACAACCGGATCAGGAACTGTTGTTGCATTAGCTACAAGCCCATCTTTTACAACGCCTATTTTGGGAACACCTACAAGTGGAAATTTAAGTAATTGCACCGTTGATGGCACAAATGGTGTTGGTTATATCAATATCCCAGTTAATAGCCAATCTACGGCATACACCGCGGTTTTATCAGATGCCGGTAAAGTTATTTTCCATCCATCAACAGATGGAAACGCTAGAACATTCACAATACCTGCTAACTCAAGCGTTGCCTATCCTGTTGGAACAACTTTAACGTTTATTAATATGACTTCACAAGTTGTGACAATTGCAATCAATACTGACACAATGTATTTGTCAAGTGCCGGTACAACTGGATCACGATCTTTAGCTCAATATGGATCGGCTACAGCAGTAAAAATGACATCAACAACTTGGTTAATTTCAGGGAGTGGTTTGACATGAGTGGCGCAACTGTTGCTGTTTTTCAAAATCAAAGAAGTTTTGGGTCCCCTCCAGGTTCTGTGACATACGGAAGTTGCGGCGCTGGAACATACACATGGGTTGCACCTGCTGGTGTTACAAAAGTTTCTGTTGTTGCAGTTGGCGGTGGTTCTTGTGGCGCTCATGGTAGCGCTGGTGGTAATTTGGCTTATTTGAATAACTATACAGTTGTCCCTGGTAATTCTTATACTGTTATTGCGGGTTCCGGAACACCTGGTACAAAACGAAGCACTTTTATTAGCACTTCTGTTTTAACTGCCGGCAATCAAAATGTATCAGGATGTTGTTCCAGAAATGTTGGAACTGCTTATTATTTAGGTGGTAATGGTGGATGCTATGGCGGCGGCGGCGGCGCTGGCGGTTATAGTGGCGCTGGTGGTAATGGCGGTTATTCTGGCCATCATAATGGATATGCCGGAACTGGTGGCGCTGGTGGTGGCGGCGCTTGGAGCAATTTACCTCTTTGTGGTTGCATTAATGTTCAAAGCGGCGGTGGCGGTGGTGGCGTTGGTTTGTATGGTCAAGGTTCTTCTGGTTCTGGTGGCGTATCAAATTCATCAGTATCATATGGTGGTGGCGCTGGTTCTGGGGGAAGTGCAGGTTCTAATGGTTATGCTTATTGTGCTGGTTCAGGGGGTTATTATGGCGGTGGCGGTGGTGGCAACCAATGTAATCATAATGGCGTTGGATTTAATGGCGCAGTTCGTATTGTTTGGCCTGGCAACACTCGTCAATTCCCATCAACTTGCGTAGGAACACCATAATGGCGCTTTATATTCAAATTGAAAACGGGCAACCAATAAATCATCCTGCTTATGATGATAATTTAGTAGCGGCGTTTGGTTTAATACCTAATGATTGGGAACCTTTTGTAAGAGTTCCAAACGCAACTTTAGGAATATATCAAGTTTTAGATAGTAATACCCCAACATATTCCAAAGTAAATAATGTTTGGACTGATGTATGGTCTATTCGTGATATGACTGCTGATGAAAAATCAGCAAAGCAACAAAAAATAAAAACCGCATGGTCTGAAAGATTTCAAGCATCAAATTGGTCTGCGTGGACATTTGATGATGCAACTTGCGCTTATTTGCCTCCAATTCCTAGACCTGAAAAAGACCAAACTAAATTGGATCAAAAAATTTATACATATTGGTGCGGTGCTGAAAGTAATTGGAAAGACACTCCTCCCTATCCCAATGATGGAAATCAATATACATTTGATTTTTTTGCGTGGGTTTGGGTTGTTGTGCCATCTACGCCCACAACATAAGGAACTAACATGGCTAAAGTGAAAAATGAAAAATTTTGCAAAGCTGCAAAGCAAGTAAAAGAAATTGTTCAAAACACACAACTTCAAGTTGCTTATCACTTTCCATGTCCAATTTATTTAATTGAACGTCCTGATTTTATTGAATCTGTTAATTTAGTTTCTGAAGAATCTTTAGCTAAACAACACGCTGAACGTCAGCTAGATGAAATTTATCCAGTTATGATGTCTGGCAATTTTGCGGATGATCCTAGAATTAAAGCATTTGCTGAATTTGTTGGTGGAACTGCTTGGAATATTTTGTCTGAACAAGGTTATGCCATGCAAGATAAAGTGATTACATTTAGTGAAATGTGGACACAAGAACATCATAAACATTCAGCTATGGAACAACACGTTCATGGATTTGGTTCTCAAATTGTTGGTTTTTACTTTGTAGAAGTTCCTGAAAACTCGTCAAGAGTTGTATTTCACGACCCAAGACAAGGGAAAATCATATCCAGTTTGCCCGAACAAGACATGAATATGGCTACACCTGCAAGTCAAATGATTAATTTTGAACCAAAATCTGGTTTGATGATTTTTTCAAATGCTTGGTTGGCACATTCCTTTACTAGACACGCTAATGAAAAGCCAATCAAATTTGTTCATTTCAATTTAACAGTTCAACAGGCACCACAAATATCTTGTGTATTACCTGCTGCTGAAATAATATGAAATATTCAATAAGATTCAATAAATCTAGGGGTCAAGAAGGCCGTGGAACTTTGGATCATTGTTGGCGTGTTTTTGAAGGTGAAAAAGAATATTTATTTAAAAACGTTAAAATTAATATTCCTTGTCAAACTGAAAAAGATTCTAAAAGTGAAGATTGGAATATTGTGTGCGATGGCACATTAACAATTAATCGTGAAACATCAACTGCAATTATTGGATAAAACATGAAATGGCAAGTAACAGATATTCACGCTAAAGATGGCGTTATAACATCCGCTAAATACTTTGTTAGCCATGTTGATGGCGATCAAACGGTTGAAACGGAAGGCTATTGGCATTTTCCCGAAGGTGGTGATGTTTCATTCAACAACGTAACCGAAGAAATGGTTATTGGTTGGATTAAAGAAGCATCTATGAAAGACGGCGTAAGTTCAATAGAATTGGCGTTAACAAATCAATTAAGCCAACCCCAAAAAGTAACGCCCCCTTGGTTGCCACAAACTTTTACAATTAAAGTATGAAAATTGAACTAAGCATTCCGCAAATCAATACAATTTTTGTTGCACTTCAACGCAACCAAGAATTGATTGCGCAAACAATGGATGAAATCCAAAAGCAAGTGCAAGAACAACAAACCCCAAAGCCCGCCGATGATGGGCATATTGTGGTTCCAGCATAAGGAAGAAGCATGACAGCCCCCATTGATATTATTAGTTCCGCATTGAAAGATATCGGCGCTTTGGCGGCGGGGGAAACGCCCGATCCGGCGGCGGCGCAAGATGCGTTCGTAATGATGAATCGTATGATCGATCAATGGTCAAACGAACAAATGATGGTTTATTACAAAACCGAAATCATTTTTCCCATCACATCGGGACAAACGCAATACACCATTGGCCCAGGGGGGGAAATTGGGGCTAACTTTACCGGTTCTATTGTTAACAATGTGTTAACGGTTACGGCCATTACTAGCGGCGCTATTGCGTTGGGCATGACATTAAGCGGAACCGGCATCACAACCGGCACCAAAATTGTTGGCTTTGCAACCGGCGCGGGTGGAAACGTTAACGAATTGGGCACTTATTTGTTGAACATAAGCCAAACGGCCGCATCAACATCAATCAATGCTTTTTATCAACGCCCACTAAGCATCAATTCATCATTTGTTAGGATTAACACCAATAGCAACGGAACACCGATTATCAATGGTGGTTTGGATTATCCCGTTGCCGTGTTGAACCTAGAAAACTACAACATGATTGGTTTGAAAACGCTAAATGGCCCTTGGCCAAAAGCGGTTTATTACCAACCTAGCGATCCATTGGGCAACATTTTTGTTTGGCCTAACCCATCGCAAGGTGAAATGCACTTATTTTGCGATACGTTGTTTAGCAACTATGTCACTATTAACGATCCCATTATTCTTCCCCAAGGCTACGAAATGGCATTGGAATGGTGTTTAGCCGAACGTTTGATGCCTAGCTATGGCAAGGCAAGCGCAACGCAAATTCAAATGATTAACGCATTTGCGGCACAAGGCAAATCAACCATTAAGCGCACCAACATGAAACCCGTTCAAAATTCCGCCTATCAAGATGCCATCCTAACTTCACGCCAACGTGATGCCGGTTGGATTCTTTCGGGTGGATTCTTCCGCTAATAAGGACACAAAATGCCTGATTTTGGGTTTGTCGGCGCTAGTTATGTTGCACCTAGCATTTATCAAGATGCGCAGGAGTGTATTAACTTTTTCCCCGAAGTTGATCCAACCAAGCAACCGCCCGAACGCGGTGTTGTGGCGCTTTACCCAACGCCAGGGCTTACAACGCAATTGGTTTTACCGGCCGGTGCGGAAGTTCGTGGCCTTAGAACCCTAAGTGGCGGAAGCCAAGCTATCGCCGTTTGCGGTGCTTATGTTTATCTTTTATCTAGCAACCTAACCCCCAATATTGTTGGCATTTTAAATAGCAATAGCGGGCGTGTAGGGCTAGTTGATGATGGCGTGTATGCCTACATAGTGGATGGCACATATCGCTATTCATGGCGCATTACAACGCCCACAACGGCCATATTTACCGGTTCAATTAGCGGAACCACTTTAACCGTTTCAAACATACAAAGTGGAACGATTGCTATTGGCCAAGTTTTGTATGGCGTGGGTGTTTCCCAAGAAACGGTTATCACCGGTGGATCGGGATCATCGTGGACGGTTAACTTATCGCAAACGGTTGCATCCACATTGATGAATTCGTTGAACACAACAAGTTTTACCGGAACGATCACAACCGGCGCAACCAACGCCACTCTAACAACCACGGGAACGGCTTATTTAGGCCAAACCATCCAAGGTTCAACGGTTCCGGCGGATACGATTGTCACGGCGATTGGAACACCAACCGGCGGCAATAATGTTTACACACTATCTAGCAACACGGCGGTTTCATCAACAACGATGTATGCCCTAGATTTTACGGTTATGCCTAACAATGATGGGCCTTTTATTGGCGCAACATCGGTTGATATTGTGGATAACTACTTTGTTTATTCACGACCCCAAAGCCAACAATGGGGTTCTAGCGATGCGTTAAGCCCTATTTCACAACCATTATCGGTTGGTTCTAAGGATGGCGCACCCGATAAATTAGTGGCTTTGATTGTGGATCACCGCGAAGTGTATTTGATGGGTGAAGCATCTAGTGAAGTTTGGGTAGATGCCGGATTGTTTCCATTCCCATTCCAAAGAATTCCAGGAACTTCAACACAACACGGCATTGCCTCCCAAAATAGTTTGGCCCGCCTTGGCAATAGTTTTGCCTATGTTTCACGCAATTTGCGTGGACAAGGCCAAATTATGCAAATGCAAGGTTATGTTCCACAAAGGATTTCAACGCACGCGGTTGAAGCAACATTGGCCAACCAATACATAGATGATGCGATCGCGTGGACGTATCAGCTAGAAGGGCATGAAGTTTATGTTGTTTCGTTTCCTACAATTAACATCACTTGGGCTTTTGACGTTACAACCGGTTTGTGGCACAAATGGCTATACGTTAATGACTTCAACCAATACCAAAGGCACCGTGGAAATTGTTCATGTGTCTTCCAAAGCATGGTGCTTGTGGGTGATTACGCCAACGGCAAGATATATGAATTGGATAACACCAACTACACCGATGATGGAAATCCAATTAGGCGCATAAGACGCGCACCGCATTTGGTTTCGGATTTCCAAAGGCAATACTTTGAAGAATTGCAAATCCAATTTCAACCAGGGGTTGGAACAACGGGTTTATCGGTTCAAGCCACGGCCATCACCTTGGCATCGCCTTATTACATTTTGCCTACACAAACCTACACAATTCCGGCAACGGCAACGGTTTATTTGGGCACACAAAACGCTATTAACCAAACAACCACAACAACCTATCCCCAAGCCATGCTTAGATGGTCTGATGATGGTGGTTCCACTTGGTCAAAAGAACATTGGGTTACGATTGGCCAAGCCGGTAAATACCAAAATCGTGCCATTTGGCGGCGTTTGGGGCAAGCTAGGGATAGGGTTTTTGAAGTTTCAATAACCGATCCCGTGAATGCGGTTATCGTTTCGGCTAATTTGAAGGCAAGCGGGGGTGAAAATTGAGCATCACAACAAATACATCGCAATTACAACCCTATCCGCAATCACCTTTTTTGGATAGCACAACAAATCGGCCAACTAGGGCATGGCAACAATTCTTTCTGAATTTGTTGAACTTCACCTCATCAACCACGGCAACAACCGGATCGGCAACGCTTCCGGCCAATCCCGTGGGGTTCATAAATATAACGGTAAATGGCCAACATTTTAAGGTGCCGTATTACAATATCTAAATGATTACTTTTCAAAAAGAACAAATCCAACCGTTTGCGAACGAAGCGATTGATTTATTTGAAAAACATTATGCGGAATTGGCGGAAAGAACGGATGTAATTGAACTTGATCCCGATTTTGAAAAGTATCAAAAATTGATGGATTTAGGGATGTTAGAAATCCACACGGCACGGGATGATGGAAAGTTGGTTGGGTATTCTTTATGGATGGTGATGAACCATTTGCACTATAAGAAAAGTGTAACGGCATCATCGGACATTCTATATATCCATCCCGATTATCGAAAAGGTATGTTTGGCTATAAATTTGTGAAATGGACAACGGAAGAAGTTAAAAAAAGAAAGCCACAAAGGATATTGTTCCACATGAAACCTCATATCGATTATGGGCACTTGGTAGAGCGATTGGGTGGGCACTTTTTTGAAAAAACATATTCGATAGTATTGGAGTAAGAACATGGGTGTTTCAGCAACGATTGATGCGGTGGCAAGTGCGATTGGGGGCGATGCCGTTGCCGGTGCCGTTGCCGATGGTGTGATAACCGATGCCGCCGCCGGTGCCGCCGTTGATGCCGCAACCGCCGCCGCCGGTGATGCCATAGCAAGTGGGGCCGCAACCGATGCCGTTGCAAGTGCCGCCACGGATGCCATAGGAACCGTTGGTGCCGATGTAGCCGCCGGTGCAACACCGGCCGCCGCCGCCGTGGATGCCGGTGCAACCGATCTAAGTGGAACTAGCCTAGCCGGAATGGGATCAACCGGAACCGGAATACAAGCAACAACCGGTGCCGGAACCGATTTATTTGCACCCGCCGTGAACGAAGGAATGACGGCCCCCGCAACCGCTAACTTAGCGGAAATGGGTGGTGCGCAAGGTTTAACCATCCCCGCAAGCACAATTGATCCAACAACCGGTGCGTTGGTTGGTGGCGCAACATTGGGCGCGGCCGGATTGGGCACCGCCGGTGGATTGGGATCAAGTGCCGGAAGCACAATTGGTGCGGGATTGGGAACAAGTTTAGCGGCCACGGATGCCGCATTGCAAGCATCAAACGTTGGTGGAACCACATTGGGTGCGTTAGCCGCTGGTGCGGCCGGATTGGGTGCCGCCGGTGGATTAACCGCCGCACAAACCGCCGCATTAGGTGGATCGGCATTGGCATCCACATTGGGAACAATTGGGCAAAACAAAGCCATTAGCAACGCCGCACAAACACAAACGGCCGCCGCTAATAATGTTCAAGATTACATTAACAAAATGTACGCTAACCAACAAGGTTACGCGGCACCATATCAACAACTTGGAACGCAAGCGGCCAACACGTTAGGTTCATTGGGATCGGGAACATACAACATTATGAATCCCGATGGAACGGTTTCGGGAACCGGCACGGGAACGGGTTATCTAACCAATCAATTCAATAACCAAGATTTAAACGCCCAACTTGCACCTAATTACCAATTCCAATTGCAACAAGGTTTAGGCCAAGCGCAAAACGCGGCCAATGCAACCGGTGGATTGTTAAGCGGCAACACTTTGCAAGGTTTGAATACTTATGCGCAAAACTATGCCGGTGGGGCATATCAACAAGCGTTTAATAACTATCAAACCCAACGCCAAAACATTTATCAAAACTTGGCGGGGCAAGCCGGAATTGGGCAAACGGCAAACGCACAACTTGGACAATTAGGCGGTTCTTTGGCGCAAACGTATGGAACAACAACAACGGGATTAGCGGCCGCACAAGCCGGTGCCCAAACCGCACAAGCCGTAAACAATGCCAACCTTTTAAGTAACTTGGCCAACACCGCAACCGTTGCCGCATTAGCATAAGGATAGATCATGCCAGTTTTTACCGATTATCCAACAACCAAGCAAACAAGCCTAAATGACATATTAGGCCCGTTGGCAACGTTGCAACAATACAAGCAAGCCCAACAATTAAACCCTTTGCAAGTTCAAAAGGCGCAATTGGAATTGCAACAAGCGCAAGCTATGAACCCATTGGCTTTGCGTCAACAAGCGGCCGAAACAAGGGTTTCCGAAGAAACCGCTAACCCAAGAATTGAATCCGCCAAAGCCATATCCGGCCAACAACAAACGGCCGAAAAGAAAGCGGCATTAGATTTCACCGCATCACAATCGGCACTTGCCAAGCAAATTCTTGGTGGCATTCGCAATTTGCCACAAATTCAAAATGCCGCACAAGACCCAAAAGCGGCAATGGGAACATTGGATGTTGCTAAAGATTTGATGGTTCAAAGTGGCTTGCCTAAAGACACGGTTAATTCACATTTGAAGATCATTAAAGATCACATTGGTAACAAGCCACAATTGTTGCCAAACGTTTTGGATAACATTATTGGTGGTGGATTAACGCCACAACAACAACAAACATTGCAAACACCACAACTTACCACGGATGCAATTGGAAATCCCGCGCTTTATCGTTCTGGGCCAGGAACACTTACACCCGCACAAATCCAACAACCCAACGCACCTATGGGCCAACCAATGCCCCAAGGTGGCCCTTTGCCACAAGGAATGCAATTGCCAAGCGGAATGCCATCCGCAATGCAACAAGGCGTTACACCAACGCAAATGCAATTGCAATATCCCGTTCGCCGTGCGGGTGATATTCGCCCATTGTCACCAAGCGAAAAAACCGATCAAGAAGCGGGGCAAACTTATAGAAATACATTAGTTAATCATGCAACTAATTTAACAACCCAAAGGCGTAATCTTGATGAAATCATCAAGCAAGCACAAGATTTGGGTGAACACGAATGGGGCGGTGGCGCGGGCTTTTTAGGAATGGCGGGCCGTAATCTAAGCACATTTTTAGGAACGGAACAAGGCGTTCGTTATAAAGAATTAAGCAAAGATTTGGCAAATGCGCAATTGTCTAATATGAAAGCATTGGGCTTATCAACCGATGCCGATAAAACATTAACCGCCGCCGCTAATGGTGATTACACTTATCCGCCCGATGTTTTAATTAACATTGCAAGACGCACACAAGCGGATATGACAAACGTTGAATTGCAAGCAAAAGGCGCTCAAGCCTTTGCTAAAAAATATGGCGATAATAATCTAAAAACATATCAAGAAAAATGGGCGGATAACGCCAAAGATTCGCGTGTGTTTGAAGCAATTGCAATCAATAATAGCGATTTAACTAAAGAAGAAAAAATCGATAAGATTGATAAGCTATTCAAAGGCGCATCGGCACAAGAAATTGATAAATTAACTAGACAAAAAAATAATCTTCTTAAATTATCACGCACAGGGGAACTTTAATGAGTGCTTATGCGGCCATGTTTGGTGATGAAACCGAAGCACCATCAACTAATGATAATTTAATTTCACCTAAAAAAAGTTCAATGAGTGGTGCAAATCCACAATTGCAACCACAAGAAGATGATTTAGATGAAATCATGCGTGGTTCGGTTATACGCAACAAACAAAAAGCAACAACTACACAATCACCAAATTATTTAAAACAATTTGGAAGAAGTGCCGCATCATTAGGTGATGTAGCCGTTGGTGGGATCATGCCCGTTGTTGGCCAAGTTGTTCAACCATTGGTTCGCCCTTTTACAACACCACAAAAAGCCGAACAAATAGGCCAAGCAATTGGCGGTGAAACGCAACCAATTGGAAAATTTTTTGGTGTTACGGATACACCCGAATACAAACAAGAATTATCACGCCAATTATTAGGCTATATTGGTGAACACGCCGAAAAAGGTAATCAATGGCTTGCCGAAAAGACCGGATTGCCAATTGAAGACGTTAGAAACATCACGGCCAATTTGCAATTAGGCATAGCACCTAAATTAGCAACACCAATCAAAGAAGGCATAACAACCGTTGCAAAACCTTTTGAAGCCGCATTCCAAGCGGCAAAACAACGTGCGCCATCTAATCTTAAATTTGAAACCGTTAGACCAACCACGCCACAAGAATCATTGGTTGGTGTTGGTGCGGCAAAAACTGAACCAAATCCTTATAAATTTAGCGGTGAAGAAGGCAATAAAGAATATCCAACAATTAAATATTCAAAGATTGCCGAAGATGTTCCTAGCAATGAACAACAAAAACGTGCGGAAATTGCATCCGATGTTTTGGGCAGCAATGAGCAAGTAAGGCCAGGTGTTGTTACGGGCAACGAAAACACATTGAAAAATGAATATTTGTTGGCCAAGACACCTAATCCAGTTCCAGGAAGTGCCGCAGACATAATGAAACGGCAAATTGTTAACGAACAAAATGCCCTATCTGAATACGCACAAGAACGTGTTCGGAATACAAATGCCGATCCAAGATTAATCAATGATTATCAACGTGGCGAACGCATTCATAATTTTGCAAGCGGTGAAGAAGGTTTATCAGGTTTCTTCAAGAAAGAAAAGCAAAAACTTTATGATGATGTAAAAAATAAAGTTGGAGATAACCCCATTCAATCAACAAATATTGATAACTTATTGAACAACAAACAATTCAAAGCCGGAATGGGTTTAAAAGGCAATGAAGGTGTTTTAAAAAGTGTTAATGAATATATTGATCTTGCCAAAAAAGAAGGGTTTGAAGATGAACATGGAAATGTTTATCAACCCAACACCGTTAACGCATGGGTGGCAGTTCAAAAAGCATTGAACAAAGATTGGACAAAAGATAACGCATCCGTTATTGCCAAAATTAATAATGCTATTGAAAAAGATATTGGCAACGCCGGTGGTTTGGAATATCTTAAAAAAGCGGATAGTTTGCATCAAGCCGAAAAAACATTGTTTGGTGCAAAAGGCATCAAAACATTATTTGGCGATATTGATCCAAATGGAATTCAAACCGGAACACCATTTGAAAAGATTCCACAAAAATTAAATGATATGCCGGTTGATGAATGGAAGCATATCTATGATCTATCGGATAAGGTTGCATCAGGCAAATTGTTTGGGCCAATTGATCCTAAAACCGGATTACACAAATGGGTTTTAGAAGTTCCGCCCGAATTAAGGCAAATGGGGCAAAACGCAAAAAATGAGATTGCCGGAAGTATTGCGCGTGAAGTTCATAACACCGGATCAAAAAATTTAAGTGTTTGGGCAAGAAAAAATGTAACCGATGTTTTGAATGCAAGGGGCGAAAAGATACGCCATGCTTTTCCATTAAGCGAACAACAAGCATTTCATAAATTAAATTATGCCGGTCATTTAATGCCCGCCGCACAAGAATATGAAGGTGCCGCTTTGCAAGCCGAAAGGTTAGGCCCAATTTCATCAAATTATCCATTGATCTTTGGTAAAGTAGCCGAAAAAACACAAATACCATTTGCTAAAGGTTTTGGTGAAAAGTTTGGTGAAAAATTGCAAAAAGGCGCAATGAAAAAAGAAACCCAAAAGCAAGCCGAAAATGTTAAAAAACAATTGCAAGAAGCTGGTAAAAAATCAAAACTTTCTGATTTAGGTAAGGAATAAAAATGAGCGTTAATCTTTCACCGGTAGGAAATGGCTTTCAATTCCTATCTAGCACAACGCCTAACGTGCCATTGGCCGGTGGGTATATCTACACCTATCAAGCCGGTTCAACAACACCGTTAAACACATACACCGATAACACCGGCAACACGGCCAACACCAACCCAATCGTTTTGGGAACCGATGGCCGCCCCCCAAATGAGATTTGGTTAACAAGCGGATATTCCTATAAGTTTGTTTTAACCGATGCCAACAACGTAACTATTCAAACCTTGGATAACTTGTATGGCATTATTGGAACAAGCCCATCCGTTTCGGCCGTTCCAAGCGGTGGAATTATTATGTGGAGTGGTTCGATTGGTTCTATCCCAACCGGCTATGTGTTGTGTAATGGATCAAACGGAACGCCCGATTTGCGTGATCGATTCATCGTTGGTGCGGGAAATAGCTATTCCGTTGGCAACAATGGTGGTTTTGCATCTAGCGGTGTGGTTACATCCGGCGGCACAAACAATCCCCTTTATTACGCTTTGGCGTTCATCCAAAAGACATAAAAATGACGGATGATGTTGATAAACGATTAGCCGTTCACGAAGCTATTTGCGCGGAACGTTATAGGGTTATCCAAGAACACCTAACCGCCGGTGAAAAGCGAATGTCAAAGATTGAATATTTGCTTTATGGCGTGATGTTGTGTGTTTTGCTTGGCCCAGGTGTTGCCGCGGCGTTCCTACACAAAGTATTTGGGGTGTAACAAATTGATCCGTTCACACTTGTTGCATTGGCAAGCGGGGCCTTTAAGCTATGCAAAGATGCTTGCGAAATGTATAAAGAAGGGCGGCAAATTGTTGTTGATGCCGCCAAAGAAATTGATGGAATTGTCAAAGACGTTAAGAGCGTTCAAAAGAAATCGAAAGGGTTACTTGGGTTCCTAACGGCGGTTTTTGGCAAAAAAGAAGAACAACCGGAAGTTCAACAACCGGTTAAAAAGGTTAAGAAGAAAAAAGAACCGCCGCCCGAATTTGATGAAAACTTAATTTATTCGCAAGTGGCGGATGCTTTAACAAAGTTCTTTCAAGCCTACAACGGCCTAAAGAATTACGTTAAAGAACAAGAAGAATTGGCTTTACACGTTGGCAACGAAGAAGGGCAAGAAATTGCCATCAAGTTGGTGATTGCTAATTTGCAAATGGAAAAGTTAAATTCGGAACTATCGGATTACATGGTTTACCATGTGCCTAGCGAATTGAAAGATTTGTATTCGCGGGTTAACGCAACGATTGGTGATATTGCAACAAAGCAAGCCTTACAAAGAAGGGAAGAACTTTTAGCAAAACGGAGAGCTAAATGGCAACGGGTTCAAAGGGAAGACTTAATGCGAACAAGGTTCCTAGTTACCCTAGCAATTTTGATGATGATCGCGTGGGTGTGGGGGATGATGGCAAGTCTGATTCACTATACCTCACGGTTATAGCCATATTGTTAATTTTTCTTTTGTTGCTATTGCCCTTAATGGCTTGGATGTATGTTGATATTCGGATCATGGAAATTAGGGTAAACAAAGCCCTACAAAGGATTGATGGGAAATGATTAAAAAACCAAGTTTTCTATATACATCGCTATTGATATGTATACTTTTCCCGTTTTTGCTTACAGGTTGCCATGACCAATATCGATATTTTTGCCAAGACCCCGATAACTTTAAATCCGAACGTTGCCAAAAGCCATTGTGTGAATTTAACCAAGATTGCCCCGAATACCTTGTAGCCCCTATATTGGAGAAGAAAATTGAAGGAACTACTTCTAGCATTCCTCAACAACCCCAAGGAACGCCTCAATGCCGATGAAATAGAAATTAGGGTTAGATCGTTTGTAATCATTGTGGTTACATTAATCCTAGCGTTCATCGTGATGGCGTTGCTTTATTCGGTTACGTTTGTATCGCAACCAATCAAAGCTATGGCACCGATCGATCAAGCCTACACCAAGATGTTGAATGACATTGTGTTATTGATTGTGGGGGGCATAGGGGGCATTTTGACCAAGGGGCTAACCAATGAAGCCACAAACATGATGAATGCGGCAAAGGCCAATAAAGATGCCTATGTAGCACCGCCCCCGCCCCCGCCCGCACCAATCATTATGTCGGCACCAAATTGGACACCGCCGCCGCCCCCAATGACACCGCCAACATTGGAATCCGATCAAGAACGCGAACGCATGGCGCAAGCAAGGGCTTCAAATGCTTAGTTGGTTATCATGGTTTATTGATGATTTGTTTTATTGGATAGCCGTTATTGCATTGGTTGGCGGTGTAATAGCGTATGTTTTAAGCAACTTTATAGGGTATATCCCTATGCTTAAAGCCCATGCCACGATCTTGAAGGTTGTGGGTTTATTGTTGGTTATCTTAGGGGGATACTATGTTGCAAATCAAAACGGCTATAACCGAAGGGTTGCAGAAGATAAAGCAGAAATTGAACGCCTTAATGGCGAAGCTAGGGCCAAAGAAGCCGAATTAAACGGCAAATTAGCCAAAGCCAATGGCCAACTAAAGAAAGCCAAAGATGACATTAAAAACAAGGTTACTAGCATCAACGATCGGATTGATAGTGGCGAGTTGCGCATCCCCGCCGCCGGTTGTTTACAAGCCGATTCAAATGCCCCCGCTTCCGCCGGAAATACAACCGATGGAACCGAATCTAACCGATCGGCTCTTAAAGCTATTGTCCAAATCGCCGCCGATGGAGACACCGCCATCACCCAACTCAATGCCTGCATCGCAAATTACAAAACCGTAATGGAAACCGTTAATGGGGGTGTCAAATAATGGATAGATTCTTGGTTGGAATTTGTATTGCCGTTGGTTTTTTAATGCTTTATTTGTTACTTAGTGGCAATATATGATTAGCACCGAAAAACTTCACGCACTAGGCATTGGGCCGGAATGGTCTGAACCGCTAACCACGGCGTTCACCACGTTTGGGATTAACGATGTTAAGAAACAAGCGGCGTTTATAGGCCAATGTAGCCATGAATCGGCGCATTTTAGGGTGTTGGAAGAAAACCTACACTATCGCGCGGAAACGCTTCAAAAGTTGTTTGGCCACAAGTTTAAGCCCGAAGAAATCCCTTTATACGCGGGCAACGCAAGCAAGATTGCCAACCGGATATACGCCAATCGGATGGGCAACCGTGATGAAACTAGTGGTGATGGTGATCGGTTCCACGGGCGCGGTTTGATCCAATTAACCGGCCATGATAACTATTGGCATTTTGGCCAAGCGGTTGGGCAAGATTTCATTAAAAACCCACAACTTGTGGCATCCCCCATGTATGCTTCTTTAAGCGCGGCATGGTTTTGGAAAACCCACGGTTGCAATGAACTAGCCGAAGCGGAAGATTGGGTAGGATTGACTAAACGCATCAATGGCGGAACAATTGGCCTAGATGATAGAATTTCATTAACTAAACGCGCGTTAAGCGTATTGGAGTAACTATGCCTACGAATTTTAAGTTTACCAAGGGTGAAACCAAACACGAAATGGATAAACATTTTGTTGTTAAAAAGGAATGGCAAAAAGAACGTGAACACGTTATGGCTATCGAAAAAGAGCTAAAGAAGCACGAAAAAACCGATATGTCACACGCACACCCACGCCATAGCCCTAGTTCACAACCTAGCGCCGGAATCCCCGCCTTGCGTAAAGGCTAAATACAAATCGGTTAATGGCACTTTGGGTGGCCATTGATCGGTTATGCAAAGGTAATGCAACGTTTTGATATGGGCAAAAACCCATTGTTCAATTCGTTCTTCTTTGCTTAGTTCGTTTCCTTGATCTATTTCGTGATGGCACGATTGGCATAGTGCCGCACAATATTCATCACTAGCTTTAATCCCACGGCCTTTGCCCCCATGCCAATTAGAATGGGCCGCTTGGGATAGATGGAAACCACATAGTTGGCACGGGATTGATGCAATTAACCTTAGAAGATTCGCGTTCCGCGTGTATTTCGTCTTGGGATATGACTTCCATTGTTTTGAAACGATGCCCTTTGGCGCATTCGTATCTTCTTCTTCTAGTGTTGTTGTCATTTAATCTTGATTCAATCGTTGTTGTTTTTTGATTACAAATGGGGCATTTCATTCATGTGACCTGATTGCTAAACGTTCGGATGCTTCACGGGTGCGCCAAATGTCAATGAAAAGGCGTGCCGCTTCCAATTTATATTTCAATTCTTCTTCCACTTTGATGGCTTTACAAAGTTCATCGTAAAGTGCGGAATATTCACCATCGGCCAATGCTTCACGTTCTTGTGCGGCAATTTGGCGGATTTTAATTTTAGTTCGGCACCGATCCGGCGTGATTTGGCATCGGCATAAACACTAGCGTTTTCACGGATAAATTGGGCATAACTTTCGGGTGTCATTTCTTCATCCCCCGAACATAAGCGGCAAATGAAGCCGATGTGTTGCCAAAACGCATCTTGTCAAATTCTTGGGCCACTTCTTCCAGCACGGCATTGCGGATTTCATCGGATAGAAACTTGGCTTCTTTGGCTAGTTCTTTTTGCTTTTCAACAATAACTTTTAATTCATCCATTTAATACCCCCTTGTTTGTGTAAATTGATAATAAGCAATCAACAATGCTTCCGCACGGCCGTTATCTTTGATTCGTTTAAGCGGTGCCCGTGGAAATAACCGGCGGGCCAATTCAAGGCTTTGTTTCTTGTCAGAATCCAATTTAAGCGCTTTTTTCCAAACCCTAGGGGTTACTAGGTGCCAAGGTGTTTTAAAGCGTTGTGCAAGCGCTAAAGCGGCCCCAAAGGCACTTCCGAACTTAAAGGTTGATGAAACCCCTTGGTTTGGCATGGATGCAACCCATTCAAGGGTTATTTCACAATCATTGCCGTTAAGCATATCGGTGATTTCATCCCATATCTTTTCGGTTTCAATATATTGATCGGTGTGGATCATATCGCCGCAAGCAATGTATTCACCGTTTTGATCGATAGCGCCCCATGCGCCGGAAAAGCCAGGATCAAAGCCTATGTAGTATTTCACTTTAATTCCTTAATGCGTTGGGCTATTAACTTTCCGATGCCTTTGAATTGTGGTTCTTGTTCCATTAATTTAACTTGATGGCGAACATAATCAATCCAAGCCGGTTTTAAAGCTAGTTTGGCATAGTGTTCAACAATTAAATCAATTTTCACTTAGGATTTCCCATGCGGTTGCTGCACAAAGAGGAACTTGTCCGTTTCCAATTGCTTTAAGTCTGTCCACCCTAGCGGCCAACCCATCAACCATTCCACCCATGTCGCGTTGAGTTGTGCGGGGGACAAACTCGGGTTCTCTCTGCCACCAGTTTCTGTCCATACCACACTCGGCAAATCTGAATTTCCTTGCCATCCCTTGCTTGGTCTTCTCGCTGCATGATCTGATTTCACTGGTGTTGGCCATTTGATCTTTTCCGCATCTCTCACTGCTTGATTTATCGAATATTGTGCTTGATGCCCCGATTTCCTCTTTGGTGTCCAATTTTCTTGTGTCCCCCTCATTCCACAATTCGCATCGGGCATTGGCCAATTTTCCATACGTTTTTTTAAGGCTTTTCGACTGTTGCTCCCACCGTCTAATCCTGTTGTGTTGAATGTATGAAAACTGTCCATCCCATTTGGCAACAATCCATATCCTGTCCCTCTGATGGTTTGCTCCAACGTCTGCTGCTCCCAGCACTCCCCATCGCGCATCAAACCCCATTTTGGCCAAGTCTCCAAGAACTCGTCCAAGTCCCCTAGAAGTGAGCATTGGTGAGTTTTCCACAAAGACGTATTTGGGTCGTACTTCACGAATGATCCTTGCCATTTTTCCCCACATTCCTGATCGCTCTCCGTCAATTCCTGCGCCTTTTCCTGCTGCGCTAATGTCCTGGCATGGAAAGCCCCCAGATATGACATCAACAATTCCTTTCCACGGGTTTCCGTCAAAGGTTTGAACGTCATCCCAAATCGGGAAAGGCGGGAGAAGTCCGTCATTTTGTCGGGCGCACAATACGCTTGCTGGGTATGGTTCCCATTCAACGGCGCACACGGTTCGCCATCCAAGTAATTTCCCGCCAAGAATCCCTCCACCAGCGCCTGCGAATAAAGCCAACTCATTCATTTTCTCCCCTTAATCATTTGAAACTTAACCTTAACATCTTCCGGCATGGCCACGGCCTTTTTGGCATCTTCTTCCAACTTAACAAGCACGGGATCGCGTTCTTTAGATGATGGAACGGTTTGGTGAACAATATCGGCTTTATTGGATATCCATTCCGCCTTAAAAGTTGTCCAACCCCTAACGCAACATTCTTTAATCGCATCATCCAAAGTAATTTTGGCTTTATCCGCTTCCTTTTGAATAGAGTTAAGCAAAGTTTGAGTTAAGGGTTTGTTTTTGGCTTTTAGAACTTTCTCAAAATCCATATATATATGGTTATTGGTTATTGGTTCTTGGTTTATGGTTAGTTGCTCATCTGTTGTACAGATGTTTAACACCTGTTCAACATCTGTTGATCGTTTGTTTAACGCACGTTTAATAGCTGATGCTTTTCCTGCTTTAGATTTATCGTTAATTAAATCTCGATATTCTGATATTTCTAATTCACAACGACTTTGATACCAATATTCGCCTTTCAATTTGAAAAACATATTAAGTATTCCAATAACAATATCTTCATTGTCCCTAGCATTTATTTTCATGCTAAGAGTAAAAATATCGTTTGGTAAAGGATTTTCAGTATCGTAATAAAGCCAAAGAAGTTTTAAATAAATGCCTACTTCTTCATTGGTAAGAAATGCGGTGTCTTTTATAAAATCACCAATATGATGCTGATAATAATGCATATAAAACCCAAAAAAAAGGGCTACACCTGCTGTCTCACCTTTCGGCGTTGGCGGACTGGCGTAGTACCAGCAGACAGCATGTGTAACCCTACTACGAGTAACGCCGCCAAGCGTTTCAAAATATTATAAACAAATTATCTGTAAAGAAACCATTCAGGATGTAAAGATTGCATTTGCCATATTCTTGCTTGTGGTGGAATTTCACCCCATTGAGAAATAGCAGCTTTAGAAATACCCAATATTTTGGCTAGTTCTGTAACTGACCCTGCAAACTGTATAGCTTCTTTTTTGGTAATCATGCTTAAATTATACTGGTAATGCAGATTTACAACAATTAAGTTGACTAAATACAACATTAGGGAAACTACTTAACAAAAAGCATTGACTGGTAGTTAATCTAGCTTAAAATAAGCATCAATCCACAACACATCGTAGTGGTCTTTTAGGAAGCAAGCAAATGAAAAAATCATACATTTTAGAAACACAAGACACATTGCAACACTTTGAGTTTGCAACGGTTCAACAAGCATTAGATTTTGCCCGTGAACTATTAAAAGGCAATCGCCCTTTTATTATGTTTACATCCAAAGAAAATACAACGCCAATTACTTGGCAACACAATGCACCAATCAACGCCGAATTTTTAGGTGCGGCGCGTGCCGTTAATGGCCAAGATTACTAATGACTAAACAACAAGCCAACTTTATCTTGGATCAAGTTAAGGTTGGCATTCCACACCCAACATATTTAATTAATCTAGCGTTAATCACAACCGGAGATTTAAAGCCATGAAATATCACAGAACAATTAACGAAGCCTTTCCCAAAACAATGGAATATGGCGCATCCATCGAAAAGCCACGTTTTACCCGTGCCGAAAAAGCATTAACCATTGTTTATGCCTTGGCCGCATTGGTAATCATGTTTGACCTTTTGTTTTGGAGACCATGAAATGACTAGATACGAACACATTGTTAAGCATTGCGAAGAAGCAATTCAAAACTATCAATTCCAAAGCAAATACGCATTTGAAAGCGGATATTACAAGTTACAAGTTCAATCGCTATGCCAAGAAGTTGAATATTTGCAACAAGAACTTGAATCAACCATTGAACAAATGAAAGAACTAACAAAGGATTTAGCATGAAAGAAATAGCACAAGCATTGGTTAAGGCACAAAAGGCATTTGGCCCCGCATTAAAAACATCTACAAACCCCCATTTCAAATCACGCTATGCCGATCTATCCGCGTGCGTTGAAGCGGTTATAGAAGGTTTAAACGCCAACGGAATAGCATTGATTCAAAACTTATCCGAAAGCGATAACGGTGTGATTGTTGAAACAATGTTTTTGCATGAAAGTGGTGAAACATTGAATTGCGGCAAGTTACACATCCCCGCAACAAAGCATGATGCTCAAGGGTTTGGTTCGGCTTTAACCTATGCCCGCCGTTATTCATTGATGGCCGCTTGTGGTATTGCCCCCGAAGATGATGATGGCAACGCCGCATCCAAGCCCAAAGTAACCGTTTCCCATGTTGATGCCAAAGAATTGGATAAGTTAATTGAAAAGATGCGCCAATCGGAAACGGAAGAACAATTGGTTGCAAGCTATCGCATTGCTTATCAAGCGTGCCACGGGGAAAAGATTCATCAAGACAAAGTGGTTGCCGCTAAGAATGAAATGAAAGGTGCTTTAAATGCAAATACCTGATGATTATTATTTTGAATATTTGGAAGAATTATGCCAAAGGGATTACAAAAGACTGTTAAGACGTGCGCCGCATTGCCGTGATCCCGAACACCCTGGTTGCGAAGATTGTGAGGAACAAGAATGATGGAACAAAGAACAGATGAATGGTTTAACGCTAGATTGGGTAAAGTAACCGCAAGCCGCGTGGCGGATGTGATTGCCAAAACCAAAACCGGCCCAAGTGCTAGCCGTGAAAACTACCTAACCCAATTGGTGTTGGAACGCCTAACCGGCAAACAAGGCGAAAGCTACACCAACGCCGCAATGCAATGGGGAACGGAAACGGAACCAATGGCCCGCCAAGCCTATGAATTGAAGCGTGGTGTGTTTGTTGATGAAACCGGATTCATAGATCACCCAACGATTGAAAATAGCGGCGCAAGCCCCGATGGATTGGTTGGCGATAAGGGATTGGTGGAAATCAAGTGCCCAAATAGCGCCACACACATGGAAACATTGTTAAGCGGCAAAGTTCCGGCCAAATATATCCCCCAAATGATGTGGCAAATGGCTTGCACAAAGCGTGAATGGTGTGATTTCGTTAGTTTTGATCCAAGGTTTCCCGAAAATCTTCAAATCTTTGTAGAACGAATTACATACGATCCAACCTATGTGAAGATGTTAGAACTAGAAATTACACAATTTTTAGATGATGTTAGTAAGAAAGTTGAACTATTAAGGAAATTCAATGGCTAAGTTAATCAAAGAAGTAAGCGTTATCACCGGTTCCTACACCAATGCCGATGGCATGAAGAAGAATCGATACACACGGATTGGATCAATCATTGAAACCCAAAACGGGCCGATGTTAAAGATTGACACAATTCCATTAAAGGAAGGTGGATGGGATGGATGGGCATACATGAACGATCCCAAGCCCAAAGATGATTACGCGCCCAAAGCTAACTATGCGCCACGCCAAGCGGCCAAAGCTAGTTTTGAAGACGATGACATACCATTCTGAAGGTGAACACAATGGCTAAACCCTATGTAATCCGTAAGGTTTTATTTGATGAATGGCACAAAAACAACCCAATGATTTGGCAATATTTTGAAAAGTTCGCAATGGAAGCTATAAGAATGCGGCGCAAAAAGATTAGCCATTGGTTGATTATCAACCGCATTAGATGGGAAGTTTACGTTATTACAACGGGCGATGATTTTAAGATAAGCAATGATTTCATCGCGTTTTATGCCCGTTTATGGCGTGAAAAGTATCCCCAACACAAAGATTTGTTTAACATTAAAAAGATGGATGGTGAACCTTGGCAACCGGAACTAATCTAAAACGCATCACAATTCCCGTTTCACCGAACATTGAACACGTTATTGAAAGAATCAAGGAAGACACGGGAATAAGGATGAATTACAAGCAAGTAATCAATTTTTTGATCCACTTTTATATTAAGCACGCCAACGAACCAAGAACCCAATGGCGATCAATTAAATGACAACAATTGTTTTTATAGCCCTTTTGTGTGCCGCTTTATCGCTAATCCCGATTGGGCTATTGGCATGGTTTTTGTATAGGATGATGGAAAATGACTAAAGAAGAAATCATAGAGATGGTTATGCAAATAGGTGGATGTGAAAGACCAGAGGATGATTCACCTGCATTAAAAATGTTTATAGACTTTGCCAAATTGGTAGCAGAAAAAGAACGTGAGGAATGTGCTGAAATTTGTGATGGTTTTTACTTATCATGGATAGACATACAAGGTAGATATGAATTCATGGGTGAGGGAGCAAGCGAATGTGCTGGTGCAATCCGAGCAAGGGGACAAGAATGACTGAACAAAAAACAGGATTTACTATTTATAAACCACCTAAACCAGTTGGTTATTGGTGTTTGTATGGAGGTGGACATACAACAAAATTTGCAATGTATGCAAAACCTACTAATGAACAAATC